GTTTCCCAGTCACGATCGCTAGGGAGAATCGCACGTTGAGCTAGAGCGTTGAATCCTAATTGTTCTAATGCGGCACCCTTTGCTTCTGTGCTCATTCCCCCTAGCGATTTTTCCATGTCTTTAATCACGTCTGCAAGATTTCTGAACTCTCCTTCAGAGTCAAATACCTCAATTCCTAATGTCTCAAATGCACTTGAGTTGTCCCTAGCGCCTTTAGCGATTAACCGTAAAGCCCTAGCAAACTCAGATCCAGCAACAGCGCCTTTACTTCCTTGATCTGCCATTGCAGCAAGAATTGCAACACCTTCCTCTAGGTCGATATTGAATGCTCGCATTGAGGCACCGGCATCGCTTGTTAGGGCTTCTGAAAATTGCTGTACTGAAGCGTTGGCTAACGTGTTAGCTTTGACTAAAACATCGGAAACTTTTGTAATGTTCTCAAGGTCTTTGGCAGCATCTTTAGAACTCATGCCCAACGCGCTTTGAGCATCTGTCAGAAGATCGGTAGCGGTAGCCATATCGAAAGCGCCCGCAGTCGCAAACTTACTAACCTGCGGGAGTAGTGCCATTGATTGCTCAGCATCTTTACCAGCGCTGGCCAGAAAGAAGTAGGATTCCGCTAGCTCTTTGGGGGATTGAGCAGTTTTACCCGATAACTCGAGAGCCGTTTTTTTCATCCTTTCCACTTGCTCTGTAGTTGCTTTCATAATCGAAGTTGACTCCGTCATCGCTTGGTCAAAGCTAGCAAACGATTTAACGGCAACTCCCGCAGCGATCCCCAATGGTACTGTCAATTTTTTTGTGAGCGTAGTACCCAGTTGAGTAACTTGCGCCCCCAATTGCTTAGTCATCATTGAGGCTTCTTGCATCATCATTTTGTACGATGATCCATCCCCAATGAGGCGGACTAGCATTCTGTCAATTTCGGTTTCGCCAGCCATCAATCACTACCTTTACGCTGCTTCATCGCGTAAGCCAACAACAAATCTCGTCTGTTGTCTGAGAGTTTTTTAATCAACTTTTGTTGTTCCTCTTGGGAAGAATCCTTAACGTCTTCCCAACACGTTGGCTCACCGTCTGATTGTGGTAATTCGTTTTCTTCTTGATCTGATTTACTTGTGAATTTGATTTTCTTTGAATCTGGAGAAACAAATTTTCCCGCCATCCACGATTCAATCAGCGCGTTAATTTGCATCAAGTAGTAATCATTGCGGGAAGGGTTTTCGTATTCTTCTGCCATATAGCAACGCCACAACTCAACCTCCCGATTGCTCAACCTCTCCGTTAGTTCCGCAACTGGGATTCCTAATCGTTCTGCGATTTGGAAGAAGACGTAGAGGTTTGTTGTTCGTTTTTTACTGTCTCCTCATCTTGATCTTCATCCCTTAAACCACTGATTTCTTGCGATTTCTGGAACAGCATCTCAACGAGTTTGTTAGGCCAGCTAGCAATGATTTCTTGCCTAACGTTTACCCTTGTGTTCCCTTCAATCTTCTTGAGACAAAGAGAGACCAATAAGATTTGGGAGTTAGCAATCCCCGCATTGAAATTAGATTTTCTCTCAAGAAGTTTGCCCCGCCCTTGCTCTTTTGTTTCGATTGACTGGAAATTATTTGCTCTCCAGATTTTTGCATCATCTGCAGATGCTTCCACCAAGACGTATTCCCGATCCTCAATCTTTACGGGGATTTCAATTTTCTTCAGTGTTTCCCAGACAATGCCAGCTTCGTTTGTCATCTTTTCCCTTTCGATTTTGGGTGACGTATCAAACCCTCAATAATAGATGCACCGATTAACGTGTAACCTAAGTGCTCAATCCGCTTGCTTTTGTTTTCGTGTTCCCATTTGTGGTAACTATTTTGCTCCCAACCTAGGGAAAGGAGAGACCGCTTCAGATACGATCTCTCTTCCCTAGTTAGTTGCTTTCCCGTAGTGATTTTACGTTGTAACAAGGTTAGGTCCTCATTATAACTTTCTTGACTACGGGGTTCCTACGCTAGCGGTTACCGCAGGGAGTTGCTCGGTACCGTCTGAGGGATCAACGTTTGTCACAACAAAGGTAACGGTAGCTTCGGGTTGCGAATCTCTCGACATATCGCTAGGGATAAATGATTTGAGAAATCCATATGCAGCAACTGTTCCGCCGTCTGGGAAAGTCCAGGTAATGGTGGAATTGACGTTGACCACTGCAACAATCTGGGTGTATACCGCGCGATCATAGGCAACAACTGAAGTTGAATCAGTCCACTCATAAAGGGCTTGCGCGTCTTTGGTGATTACGTTGGAATTGTGCATTGTGGTAATATCGATAGCGTCTCCACCCTCAACACCAGGGGGAGTTACCGTCTTTTCCCAGAAATCAATGTCGGCATCTGCTGCAATCGTAATTAGCGTTTGATAACCGTGCTCAAGAATGTTCCCGGTCGGGGTAGTTCTCGCGGTAGGAGTAGGAGAAGATCCCATTGTGTTTTACCTTTCGGTTAGGTTACTTGGCGAATTGAAACTAGGTAATTGAGAGTGAAGATTTCTCGTTTCGATTGTGGGGACTCCCTTCCTAAGTGTATCGGGCCGCTAGTTCTATGCGCCCCATGTACGTTGTAAGTTGATGATGAGAGGGTAACGATATCTCTTTTCACTTGAGTATCCATTTTGACCGCAACGTCATTAACGATTGCCCAAGCTGTACTGTATCTCCCACCCCTTACCCTAACTTGAATCCCGTGAAACTCTTGAGTTTCTCCAGAGATTTGTATTGTACCTTGATAAGTGTTTGCCGTATCAAAAACTGTGATTGACTCGTCTGGGGTATCTGGTTCGCTCTCAATAAATACCGCCCAGTCTGCTGATAGAGTATTTGTGCCAACTGACAAATCAACCAACAATTGACCAATGATTTCCGCAGGAGGATGGGTTAGGGATCCTGTCACTAGTAATCCTCCCATCGTTGGTTGTTGTTGTGCTTGTTGTTCATTTCCGGGTTAGGCGTTTCTTCTTCAAGGGTTGGATTGTAAAGGTTCTTTACGTCTTGGTAGTCTTTGTAAAAAACGTAACTGATAAAGGAAGTTAGCGCTCCAATGCCAACAAAAACACCTAGGATAATCCAACCCTCTAGACTCATCGTCCAAACCTTTCAGCTTTGGTGTCGGCGCTTCCCCTAAGATTTCCGGTATCAACGGGAACTAATTTTTGGCTTTCTCTTTGGAGCAGTAATCCCCCTGCAATCAATCCTTTTTCTAGATCTTTGGTTGCAATTGTTGCTTCCCTAACGGTTGCGGATATGTCTACACGTTTTTCTCTTGCTGGCCTTTCCAGGTATTTTGCCTCTCCGTTAACGTGATGGGCCGTTAGGTTTTCATGCACTTGTAAAGCATAGTTAGCAGAGTAGAAAACGATTACCGAAGTAGCAACGGGACCATACTTGTCTTTGAGTTTTCCAATCTCTTTGGCTACTTCGGGGATATTTGAAATAACTGATTTGGCCATTGGTTAACTCTGAATAATCGGATCTGCGGGACCTTCAAAATAAGCAAAGAAAACTTCCGATCCCGTTAGCGTGAATTTGTATTCAACTCGGTAAATGTCTCCACCGTCTGTAAAAACCGTATTTGCGATTTGATGGCGAAAGTTGTAGCCGATTGAATCTAACGTCCAAACTTCATTTGAAGAGTCTACAGTATCTAGGATCACCGTTGATACAGTTAAGCTACCTAGGTCAGTATCCACGGTATCGGCATCGTCTGTTAGGTTGTAGACTTTAGCAGTGATTGAAGAAACGTCTGCCTGTTGGAGGAATTTTCCCTCCCCATTGATTCCCGTTGCTGCTCCGCTACCATTTCTTGCAGTTACTCTACCTAGGACTTCTACCGTTGAGTCTTCTTTCCAATTGACGGCAAACATTATTTTACGTCTCCCGCTTTGAAACCTGGGTGGTATTCCTGCCCTTGGAGCATGCTAGGTTGAGTTGTATCACCAGCTTTGAAACCGGGATTGTATGATTGCCCTACTACCATTGCTCCAGGTCCAATTTTGCCAAGTTGACCTGCACCGCTTGCAAAGTATCTTGGGTTATAAAATCGGTTTGGAAAAAATCTTGCAGCAAACATATCAACCTGTTTCATCTAAGGTAACGGCGCTTCGGTTTCCGTCAGAGTCAACCGTTGCGGTGATTCTTGCTTTGCTGTCATCGGCAGCTCTGATTGTGACTGTGGTAGTATCTGCTCC